CTTCTGTGGACTCCATTGCTCTGCCTGTATAGGCTCTCCTCAATTATTGGCTTTTCGCCTCCACCATTAATACCTATCCTGACCTTTTGCTTCCAGTTATCAAAGTACTCATAGCCTTGAGCCATCGTGTTGTTATCACTCCAGAACTCCAGCATAGTGCTGAAGCAGTCTGATGGATCAATGTTAATGATATTGCTCAGGGAATAAAGTGAGTAGGCATTTACATCAACTACCTCGCAGGAGCAGCTCTGATATTCAGTGCTAAATAATAAAGTAACAACTGAGTCATCATCGTTGAACACATTGTTGCTCATGCGATAATCAACATTGCAATCAACAGTCACTGTCCAGCTCCATGCTAGGGTGTCGGTCTCTTCAGTGTAGGTGCATGATATTCCTGGAATGGTGTTGCTGAAGTCAATTATATCTTCCAAACTTAATCCACCTGGAGGAGGTGTGGTGTCTGGAATTTGAATTGTATTAATCTGTGAATAATTAACCCCATCGAATAGGGCAAAGCCATAATACTTTAGTGGGTAGGTCTCATTTATATTATTGATGTAAGTATTAACCCCTCCAACTAATTCATAATTGAATGTAAGCTGGCAGGTTGTGCCTCCGCCTGTCTCTTCAGCATTGTATAGCCCCATCCTATAACAGCCTGCCTTAACTGCTGGAATGGTCACACTTGCCTGCATCTGGGTAGGATTACAGCATAGCTCTTGAATGTAAGAGCTGTAATAGGTAACCTCATCAACTATTGACCTGGTCTGGATAGTTGGATAGTCAGCTGATTGATAGTTGCAGAAGTTGAGCTGCACTCGCTCCTGACCTTCAATGAAAACAAGCTCACCATTGACCTCAATGCCTGCTGGCCAAGTCAGGGCAACAACAGCATCAATGAACACTTGCTTATCGAAGACAGTTACCGTACCTGCTGGCAATGTTGCTGCAACTATGCCAAGCTGAGCAGTGATGTCATCATATGCTCCTGTGCCTGTGTAGTTTGTAGTGGCATTGCTGAACATGAATTGAAGTGGAGCAGGGCCAACAAGTAGCGTGATGAATGAATCCCAGTCATCATAGGCTGGCACTTCCTCATTAATGGTAATGTATGGCAGCACTAAGCTCATGCAGCAGTTTCTGCTGGCCTCGCCTATCTTCTGAACCAGCTCACCATTCTCCTTGAATAGGCCCACATCAACTGAGTTAATTCCGGTCAGGTTTCCATCTACCACATTGAACTGATACTGATCTCCTGGCTTAGCAGGCATCGGGTAGAACTCAGGTGACACATAGCAATCAGAGGTGAAGTGAATGAACTCATAATCGAATGTATCATCATTGTATAGCCATCTGCCAGCTTGCAGAGGCTCATAAGGCAGAGCAGTAATCTCTGCATAGGCAGTCAGAAAGTTGTACGGAGCATTTCCGTACTCATCAGAGACAAACCTCTGCCATAGCCATTGGCCATCAAATCTGCCAACCAAAATGAACTTCCTTCTGGAGGCATCAACAAAGTTGATTTGGTATCTGTTGTATGTAGTGTAGCTTGGTTGGGCAATGGACTTTGTCCATCCATCCGGCATGGTGTACTTGGCATACTCAGTCGGCACTGAATTGATGTCATCCAATGAAGCTTGAATGATGCGCTCCATTACGCTCACTATGTAGACATCATCTCCATCAAGTGATGGCAGTTCAAATGTTCTTCTGTTCTCATAAGGCAGATTCGGCACTGGTTGCCTGTCCGGCACTCCATTGGCATCTAAGAACCAGTTATCTCCTCTTGCCAGTCCAGAAGTGGCAACATTGGAAATCGGATTAAATGAATAGGTAATCGGGAAGATGGCAGAGCCATTAATATTCACGATCTCTAATGCCTCACTAACCTTTATTTCCTCATTGATTAATGGCTCGGCAAAAGAGCCTGAGAAAGAACCAGGAGTGAAGGCATTGATATTGCTACTTGTAACAATGTTAGTGCTTGGCACATAAAACCCATTGACAACAAATCCTGCCCCTGTTAGGTTAAGTGCCTCCATGTCTGGATTTGATACATTTATATTGTACTCATTATTTGGACTATCAGGAATCTTCTGAATGCTAAAATCAAATCTTCCATAATATGGATGACCTTCATAGACCTTCACCCATTGCTTGATCGCAGAATAAAGCCCATCAATGGTCTTGCCCGGCCAGATGCTTGGCAAATCAATGGTCAGTTGCCCAACCATCTCATTAATAAGGTCGGTCATAATCTGGTTATCCGGGAAGAATCCGGCATTCCATGCCTGCTTAAACCTGTAAAACGGATTAGCGTTACCCATTAGTAAGTGTGTCAAATATCATCTGTGCCGATGTCTGGAGTATGCCGTTGATGGTAGTTTCATTTGCTAAAAATCCATACCAAGCATTATTAAGGCTATCATCCAGAAATATTGAAGTAAGATTAATATCTATAATCTCAATGTCTGAAAATGCAATCCATTGATTGTTAATTAAAACAGATGAATTTCTATATTCCAAAGAAATCATTGTGGAGTAATTGTTGCTTGAAGAAATGTTTTAGTTCTTGTATTTACAGTTCCGGCTACTACCAAGTATAGATTTGCCGCCCAATTAATTGTGGTTGAAGACTGCCCACCAACCGCACTTGCAATAACATTATTATGGGTTGTTTGTGTACTTGATATATCATTGATTTGAGTCCTACCATTTAAATTACTAAAGACAACACCTGATCCTTCTGAGGATGTTGTTCCTAATTGCATCCCCCCTATTGCAGGTGTTGAGTTTAGCCAAATAGATGTCGCAGTTCCAGAGGCTAAACTACCTCCTGCAATGTAAATGGCAACATTCCAAATAAATGAATCTCCGTTAGTATAAGTCCCTGCCGGTATCAATACAGATTGTATTAATGTGGGAACGGCAACATTAGTTATACTTGCTTGAACTGTATATCTAATGTATTTATTAGGTGCAATGCCTCCATTTAATGCCCACGATAGATTACCTGAACCATCTGTTATCATTACATTTCCAGAAGTACCATCTGATGTAGGCAATGTCAATGAGTAAGACCCTGCAAGTGTAGTTGGAGACTTTAAGCCAACATAATCAGTACCACTTGATGTCTGCTCTCTAAGCCTTATCTCTCCGGCACTTGTACCATTGTTAAATGATGGAATTGTTGAATCAATTACCACATTTCCAGAGGCATCAGGCAGAGTGATAGTCCTGTCGGCAGTAGGTGCGGTTAATTGAATGTTGGTTGTATTGGCATCTGTTTCAGACCTAAATCCCAAGGCTTTTGTGGCCACTTGCCAGAACATTGTCAGGTAATTATTAATACCTGTTGGTGCAGAATTAGCACTATGCATATGGAAATGCCCAGTAGAATTGCTATCACCAATCTTAGGGGTATGAGCGACCACAAAGCCACTGACTAATCTAAGAAGATTGCTTCCATCAAATGAACTTCCGTTTTTATATTGAAAATCACCATTTGCCCCACCTGGTGAACCTCCTCCGCCACCACCACTTGCCGCAATGGTCTGGTTAGGCCATGAACCTGTAATAGTTACATTAGTTCCTGCGACTAATGATGGAGTCGCAGTTCCAGAGCCTCCATTAGCCACAGGTATAATGCCTGTTAAGCTAATATCAGGCGCAGTGCCTCCTGATGATGCTAATGGTGCAGAAGCAGTTACCGCAGTAACAGTTCCTCCTCCTCCTCCTGAACCATTAGCCGCAGCAGTTATGCGCCCTTGAGCATCAACAGTAATGTTGGCATTGGTATAAGCAGCTGGAGTTACAGCAGTGTTGGCAAGGTTTACCGTGACCACTCCGCTTGAACCTCCGCCAGACAAACCTGTTCCGGCAGTTACTCCAGTGATTGTGCCTACCGGAAGCCCTCCTCCGGGAAAGTAGCTTATCACTCTCCAATTACCCGATCCTTCGGAGATAAGCATGATGCAATCACCTGCGGCAGTTGTTACATTGGCCGCACCAGGGATAATCAGACTTGTGGCATTATAGACAAGCGTAACCGGAATGTCAAAGCACAGCACAAACCTTGATCCAGCAGGCAATGTGCCAAAGGAGTTAATTGAGATTGAGCCTGTGCCTGTGATATGCACAAAGTTGCCATTAGCTAAGGCTAGGTTAGTTGTTCCTGATGTGGCAGTGATTGGATTGCCTTTGGCCTCATAAAAGGCATTCTCAAAGGTGCTGGTGTCCTTCTGAGTTACGAATGATTCAATTCCATTGGTTATCCAATCCCTAAGGTCTTCAGGAGTAATTAACTGACTATTATTGTCAGGAAAAAAGCCTAATGAATCTGTACTTAATTGCGCTCTGGTTCTATTCGCCATTGTCGAAGCCTGTGCTGTAACCGTCTGTGAATGCTCCACCTGTGCCTGATGTCTGTGCAGACATGAGCAGAGTGAACTTAGTTGTACCACCGGAAGCATCTTCTGGCTGATTCATGGCCTCGGTTATGAAGCCTTGAACATCTAAGCTGCCTGAAGTGAGCCTTACTTTCCGATATTGCTCTTCCTGCGACAAAGTTAAGAAATCGCAGAGACTTTGCGGATAACTGAATTCAATGCCGATAGGCTTAAATAGGTACTCTTTATAAGCCGTGTTAAGTATGAAGGCATAGATATCAGAGTCTTCGGATATTTGCCCATTAATTATCTGAATGCAATCTTCATTCTCCTCATTGCCATTGATTGTACTGTTGTATGAGGTTTGATATTCCCCTACCTGATAGCGCAATCGCTCATCAGCCAGACCATAGGTGTGCATGCCAAGCACCTTCCACCAGCGGCAGGCAATGCGAGCAGGTGTGTGGTAGATGTTGTATAGGCCTGACAATGGTGAGCTGGATGCCGTGATGTAGTTGGATGGCATGCTCACTTCTCCAGGTAAAAAGGAATAAGCCCCAGATTCACCAAAATAGTAAAAAGGAGTCTCTGCAATGTCCTCTCCTGTAAGTTCAAATCTGTTTAGCCAAATAATAAATAGCTCATAGTCATTAGGCCGATCGGATGTGCCTGAATCAAACTCAATGAATGACAGCCTCCGGCTAAATTCAATCGCATAGCCTTCTCCAATTATATTAGTTCTAATGTCTAATCTGGCTGATGAGTTTTCAGCCATTGCTTTATTGGCTATAAAGTAGTTTCTATCAGTGTGAATTGCCCAAACTCCAGAGACTGATATATTTTTCCACTTATCGGTAAAGCCTAGATTCACATTATTAACCAATAAGTCACTCTTAGCCATCTGCCTTACTTCGCCAACATTTTCAAAGCTCTGGCTTATGCTGTTCTGATAGAAATACTCTCTAGGCTCTACTCTGATTTTCCAATCTGTGCCTGTCCATTCAAATGCCCATCCTAGGCAGAATATTTTATCAAGGTCTTCAAATATCTTCTTGAATGAAGTCCTTAAAGCATAAGGGTCTTCTGTTGGCTCTTCTGGGTCGCATAAATTAAGAGCATTGATAGTAGGCGCATTCCTGATGCGTAATCCATTGGTGATGGCATTGTTCCAATAGCAGCCATCAAGGTCTTTACTGAAGGCATCAGAAAGCAACATGTTATTGCTGCCTGTTAGCTTGTAAATAACTCTGTTTAGGAAATTCTCAATTCTTAAAGTGTCTGAAAATGAAGCATAAGTTCCTGAGTTAATTTCACTCAAGCTAAGACATACATCTTCAATGTAAATGCCCAATGCTCTTGTTATTCCAGGATCTGGAGGAGTGACACCAACTTCAATATTGCCACCTGAACCCCACTGAATAAAAATCAAAACTCTATCATCTGGATTAAGAGTTACAGCTTGATTCGCAACAAAGTCAAACTGAACAAATACCAATGGGTCTGAGACAGTGTTTATTGCGCTTGTGCCTAAATAATATCTCTGAGTTTCACTTCCTCCATTAGCAGCATCGCCATTAGTGACCATTAATGATAAGACCACATCAGCTGAATCAGGGTCAATTAGGTTGGTGTCATATTGTGTCCAATAAAACGCTCCTTTGACCCTCATATTAAAGTTGATAGTCCTTTGATATGTAGCATTATTTTTAAAAGTGACATTTGAAGGAGTCCATAAAGTGGCAACCGGGTCAAATGTGCTGCCAAACATTCCTGAGAAGTCTGTATTGTTATAATAAGCTGGGATAACGCTGGCAAAGTTTTCCAAAATCCAGCCATTGGCATTGTTTCGATAAATCTGCGACCAAGCCGGAATTGGAAACTCATTGACTCTATCACTAGCAGTAGCAGTGAGATACAGGTCTTGCTTGTGCATCCTGATGTTATCATAGATTATTGGGCTAATGGCATTGCCATCCAAGTCTAATGGAGTAGTGATGTCAATCTCTATGTCCTGCCTGGCTTTGAACTTCTCCCTAAAGTCATCATCAATAATGCCAACAGTTATCTCCCAGCTGTCGGTGTCGCACACATTAAACTCTTCATAAATTGCTAGGTTTAGGAATCCATCAAATTGATATAATGAGCCGCTGTAACCGACATCAGATGTGATCCTGATTGCTATCTGAGCATTGATAAAGTAACGGTCATAGAGGTCTTTAATTAGCTTTGCGCCCTTGCCATAGAACCTGACCTCAGTGCTGAATGGCTGGTCAATTCCATGACTCTCCATCCTGATAGCTGTGAACTCAATGGCATCCCAGCCAATAGGCTCTTCTACCTCTACATTATTCAAGTAAAATTTCCATCCTGCCATAATCGCAAAGGTAAAAAGAAAAAGCCCCTGCAATGCAGAGGCTCTTTGCACAGTCTAATCTAAACCAATAACCTCATGAATCAGTCCTGAACCTATTGTTCAAAATTTTAGTTGTCCTTCGTGGTGTTCGGATGAACTTCTCAAACCCTCGCTCATCCATGCTTAGCTGAGTGATAGGTAGGCTTTTCAGTATGCTGCCAAGCTCATCCAACTTGCCCACCACCGGAGAGCCTGAGCTGCTGTTACGATTGGCATAGTGGTTAGCCAGGAATAGCTCTTGCCTGCTCAAGGCATGGTTAGGTATTACCTGTGATCCTTTAGGCAAGTCCATAAGTGTTGCAGTGCCAGGAGTGAAATAAACCTTGCCCGACTCGGTCACAACCTTCTCAACCCCTCGCTCACCTACTATTGCCTTACCTCCCTTAAATGGCTTACCTTTTGTTCCCTCTGCGAACTCAGGCACAGGCTGGGCAAGGATTAAGCCTGTCTGTGTAGCTGCTAATGCTGCCACTATTGCTGCCAATGGAGGAGCAGAGACTGCATACTTGATGATTTCAGGAGCTGCACTAAATAGCACATTAGCAACAGCTTGAAGTTGCTCAGCTCTGAATTGCTTGGTTCTTATGTCCTTCTCTTCCTGCCTTTTCTTTTCCTCAATCTGAGTCAGTTTCTGCTGATTGCCATCTGCCAATCTTACTTCTTCATCATATCTGCGCTGAAGTAGGGTCATTTCATTGCTCAGATTGCGCTGATATAGGTCAAATCCACCAGCAATAATTTCTTGGCCTAATTGATAAGCCTTATCCCTGATCTCCTCTTTAATCTTAGCAGCTTCCTTCTCTTTTTCAACCTGATTTTTTAGGTCATCCTCATAGGCTTTCTGCCACTCCTTCATTCTCTTCAATCGCTCCTGATAGAGTTTCTCTTCATCAGTTGCTGTCTCATCCTTGGCCTTTTTTATCCTATCCTCCAGAGTTATGGCTGTCAGATACTCTTTTTTAGCTGCATCCTCAAAGTCCTTCACTGCCTTATCTCTCTGGAGTTTGGCTACCTTGACCTCATCCTGAACGATGCCAATGTTCTTAGTGCTGTATTGCTTTTTAAGCTGATATACTGCCTCCTGGAATACTCTTTCTGCCCCAATCTCGCCCAACTTTGAGCCTCTGAGCTGAGCCATCAGCACTTGCTGTTGCTTCTCAAGCTCAAGGAGCTTTAGTCTAGATTGATATTGAGCCTTATCCTCAGCCTGAGATGATGCACTTGCAGCCGCTGCTGCCTTAGCTCTCTTATTGATCTCATCAATGGCTGCTTGATTCTGGGCTTTGAGAGCATCCAAATACTTCTCGTCCTTCTTGACTTGTAATTCAAGTGGGCCAGCCCCAATATCAACTGACACCCTAGATTCGGAGGCTACTTGCTCTCTTATTGCTCTTTCTTCTGCTGCTCTTGCTTTTAGAACTTTTAGTTCCTCTTCCTTAATCTTTATGTTTCTCCTTGAATTTATTTCAGCATTCTTCAATGCCTCATCTGATGTCTTGGCAAAGAAATTAGTATAGGCTGTGTATTGACCACCCAGAAACTCCTGTGCTTTTTGCACATCGCCTTTAAAGAGATCATTGAGCGCACCTAGAAACTCAGCAGTCACGGTCAGTGCCTTGCCAAATATTGGTGCAAGGTTGTTGCCTATGGTGTTCAGGAGTGAATCCCAAGTATCGCCAAGGTTGCTGATTTGACCTCCCAAGGTCTGGGAGACAGCTGATGAAGCTCCAGCTACACCATTGTAATCGCCCAGGCTAAGTAGATAAGCCTGCACAGCCTCTCTGTTTTTCTTGACTTGAGTTTCTACCCCTTTAAAATTGAAGATGATATTCTCACCAACTGTTCTTGCGCCTATGTTTAGCTCCTTGAGTCGCTCAAATTCAAAGTTCCTGGCATCCAGTATGGCCTCA